AGAAATTCTGTGGGCGAGTTCTCGTCAGGCTTATGCGTACAATGAAGCCATCGAAGCCGGTTGTGATATCATTACTATGCCAATTGATTTGATTAAGAAGGTTGATAAGTTTGGTAAAGATCTCGCCGAGTTCTCCCTTGATACAGTCAAAATGTTCTACAACGACGCTCTAAGCTCTGGGTTTACGATTTCTGTATGACCGCTTTTGAAGAAAACGATGTTTCCGCCAAAGCTTTTGGCGGGACAGAACTCGCAAAACGCAAGCTCGCTCAAATCTTAGATCCCGAGTTGCTTGAAAATTTCCAAATAATTTGTTCCCGACCCAGAGAACTAAAAGAGGACAAGATCCGGATCTTCTGGGCGCATGATCTAGCTGAGGATCCCGAATCAGCTAAATTCAAAGATAAAAGCTTCTGTGATAATTTTCACAAGTTTGTGTTTATCTCCAATTGGCAAATGCAGCGCTATCAGATGATTCATGGATTTCCTCATGACGATAAGTCCGTAGTTCTAGAATCTGGTATAGAGCCAGCTGATCCTTCCCTTAGAAATCGTAACGACGATGATGTAATACATATGGTATACACATCGACTCCTCAACGCGGTTTGAACATACTAGTCGCCGCGTTCGATAATTTGGCGAAAACGGACTCCAAAATTCATTTGCACATCTATTCTAGCTTTAAAATTTACGGTTGGGATGCAGCAGATCAGCAATTCGAGGCGTTGTACGACACGATTCGAAATCACCCGCAAATGACGTATCATGGGTTTCAACCCAACGATGTTCTTCGAAATAACCTAAATAATTATGATATTTTTGCTTATCCTTCTATTTGGGTTGAGACTAGCTGCAGATCGATGCTCGAAGCTATGACATCAGGTTTGGTTTGCGTTCATCCGAATTACGGAGCACTTCCGGAAACTTCCGGAGGATTGAACATGATGTATCCTTGGCATGGCGATTTAAACCGACATGCGTTTCTGTTCGCTGAGGAATTAAAAAAATCCATTACAATGATTCGTAAACGCGAACATTTCGACATGGTAAATTTGAACAAGCAATTTGTTGACGCGAGATACAACATTCAGAAAATTAAAAGTCAATGGGAGGATTTGTTGAACGACGCTGCTCAGACTTACCCCACGATCGAAAGTCGGAAATTTCCAACCAGCAAAATGTTTGTGTATAAGACATCATGATTGTCACAAGAACGCCTCTAAGAATTAGCTTTTTCTCGGGAGGCAGCGACATGGCTGCCTTCTACGAACGAGAAAAAGGAGCGGCATTATCAGCCACAATTGATAAGTTCAACTACGTGTCTGTCCATCAGACTCCGGCTATCGGAGTTCGCGTGATGTACGATAAGGTTGAAGATTATGATGATGTTTACAAAATGCAAAATGACATCGTGAGTCAAACTCTGTTAAAGTACAATCTGCCTAGGGAAATTACAGTCACATCTGTATCGGACATCATAGCCAAAGGTTCTGGTCTAGGATCTTCTAGTGCATTTACTGTCGGACTGTGTAATGCGATGCAATCCTTCGTTAATCAATCTTCCACGCGTAGAGAACTTGCGTTAGCAGCATGTCAAATTGAGATTGAAAAGTGTGGTTACCCTATAGGTAAGCAAGATCAGTATGCAGCTGCATATGGCGGATTCAATATGTTTGAGTTCCATCCATCGGGTAAAGTTACTGTCGATAGTCTAGATGATGTAGTAGATCAAAACGTATTAAAAAGTTTTGAGCAAAACTTGCTTTTAGTGTATTCAGGAGTGGGGCGTTCAGCAAATGCAATTTTGTCTAAGCAAAAAGAAGCCTTGTTAAACGAAAATAAGTTCAACCTTGTACGCAAAAGTCGCGATAAGGCTTATGTTGCATATAAATTGCTTACAGAAGGTGATATTGATTCTTTCGGACACTTGCTTCATGAGGCATGGCAAGATAAGAAGCAAGTCGTGAAGGAAATCACCCAAGATTACTTTGACGATGTCTACACAAAAGCTATTGATGCTGGTGCTCTAGGTGGCAAACTGCTCGGGGCTGGCGGTGGAGGCTTCTTCATTTTTTATTGTAAGCCCAATGTAAGAGAAGCTGTAGAACTAGCTGTGACAACAAATACCAACTGTAAAATCTACCCATTCAAGTTTCACGAGGGTGGCTCTGAAGTAGTAGCAGTAGCTTGATGGGTAAAATCCAAAATTTTAGTTGACAGTTAACAAAAAAGATGGTAATATACTCCTATGGATGTTGCGAACGAGATTATTCCATCACTTTACTTCTATGCTTACCGCAGCGGATTGAATTTTTCTTTCTTCTGCATGGAAGACACTGAATTCTTTAAGCGATTTGCAGACGGCGTACCGGTTTACAATGATCACAAGAAGATTGAGAATAGCTATGCTTTAGTATTCTTTGATGGCCCACACACTAACGAAATTGTCCGTGAAGAAACTGACTTCTTCTTGACTAGAACAAACATAGGTTCTCATTTTGTCTATGATGACATCTGGATGTATGATCATCAGGCAATTGAAGACTATATCCTGGCCAATGGGTTTGAGATAGTTCGTCGGGGTAATGTCAAAGCTTCCTACGTAAGAACTAGATAATCAAGCCAAAAGTATAAATAGTGTTGACTTTATCCAAGAAGTGAGATAATATACAAACATGGACGGACCTAACAACGTCATACCCTTCCCTCGGAAGCGACAATCTACTTTGAATGATATGCCTCAACCTCAAAGTATTGAAGAAGTAGAAGAGACGGTTGACGTTGTTAGACAAGTTCATATCCAACAAGCGCTAGAACAAGTCATCCCTATGCTTTTTGATAACTTGGCGCTTGCTGGATTCCAACCATCTGATGAGATGCACTTTCTCAAAGACGGTGCACTCATTGTAGAGTCTGCTAGATCTTTTCTAAACAAGATCTATGATTTACCTCACCCACTACAGCTTATAGCAGACAACTTATTCGAACAAGTCGACTCGGATGGAAACATAGAAGTTTCCGATAAAGTGAAGATTGTTATAACCCCGATACAGGAGAAGAGCTGAAAAGCTCTCTATAAAATGATCATCCTTGACCTCTCGCAGGTGATGCTGTCTAATATTATGGTCCAACTGGGTAACCACACTAATGCTCAGATTGAAGAGAATATGGTACGCCATATGGTTCTCAACTCTGTTAGAATGTATAAGACAAAGTTCGGTCCGGAATACGGCGAACTGGTTATTGCTTGCGATAATAAAAACTACTGGCGGCGCCAACAGTATCCCTACTACAAGGCCAACCGCAAGAAGTCCCAGGCAGAGTCCGAACTTGACTGGAAGGCAATTTTTGAATGCCTCGGCAAGATTCGTGCAGAACTCAAAGAATATTTCCCATACCGCGTAATTGATGTTGAAACTGCAGAAGCAGACGATATCATTGGCACATTGTGTCATAAGTTTGGTACTGTCAAGGACGATTGGTCCTTTATGGCAATTAACCATCAAGAGAAGATTCTTATCCTGTCCGGTGATAAGGACTTCCAGCAGCTCCAGAAGTATGTAAATGTGGAGCAATATGATCCCGTCCGTAAGAAGAAGATTGTGTGTAATGATCCGGAACGCTTTCTCCAGGAACATGTGATCAAGGGTGATACTGGCGACGGCATCCCTAATATCCTCAGTGATGATAATTGCCTGGTTGTTGGCAAGCGTCAGTCTCCAGTTACCCAGAAGAAGCTTGATGCACTTATCAGCTTGAAGCTTGATGGTAAGCTTGATCATCCTAACTATTGCAACTACATGCGCAACCGTAGTCTGATTGACCTTGACTTTATCCCAGAAAAGGTTAAGATCAATATTATGGATAGCTATAATGTTCAGTGTGGCAAGAAGGCAACTAATCTACTCAACTACTTCATTGCCAATAAGCTGAAGAACTTGACTAACTCAATTGGAGAATTTGTATGAGACGACTAAGTATAGCCGAAGTACTGAAGGCTGCCTCTAATATACCGAATGTTGATCAAAGGGCTGAGTTTCTTAGAGCGCATGACTCGACTGCACTTAGGGCTATTCTTACCGGTGCTTTAAGTCCATATGTAACTTGGTTGCTACCTGAAGGTAAACCTCCATATAAACCTTCCGATCTTGTTGACCAGCAACATAGACTATTCACCGAAGTCCGTAAGCTCTATCTTTTCATTAAGGGTGGTAATTCTAACCTCAAGCAACTGCGTAGAGAAACATTGTTTGTTGAAATGCTTGAGTGTCTTGATCCGGAAGATGCCAAGCTACTTCTTGCCGTTAAGGATAAGAAGATTCCATATCCGGGTATCAACCTTGACCTTATCAATCTAGCATTTCCAGGACTTATCCCGACATGAGTAAGAGTAAGCCTTCCCGCCGCAATAAGTGGGATGACTATGAGGAAGATTACAGCTCTGACTATAAGAGCAATAAGGAGAAGCGGAGGGAGAAGCGTATGAAGAACCTAATTCGCTCTAAGAATGTTGATCGCATCCTTGATATGGATGATGATGAACCGGATTACAATTGGGTATCTTCTCCTTCCGAACTAAGGAATCGCTAGTGCCGACATACACTTTTTTAAATACAAATACCGGT